ATCCAAAAATCTAAAAACATCTTGTGATATAGCAACACTCAAAAGACTCTTTTGTGCAGAAGTTTCTATTAGTATTTCACCAGTAGATACAGAAACCAATCTTAAACTAACTGTTATTAGATCTTCTCGGTACTGTGTACTACTGCCGATACCTAAATATCTAGCACCTGCACCGCCAGATAATATATTAGTATCATAACTCAATACACCTCCTTGCATCAAAAGTCCAGCAAATATCAAAGGTTTTACAGTGCTATCTTCTTCAAAAGAATCTCTTGTTGACCTTATAATCTGCCTTTCTTTAGTTAAAGAATCTAATCCTACACGCTCTACAACTGTCCAAAACTTACCATTTCCACTATGCTTTAATGCGCGAATCAAGAAGGCATCTGGAGCTTGTGTTATTGCTGTGCTAAATAAAGCAAATTGACCATTGCTTTTTCTTTGTCCTGTATAATCAACAAAACTATTAGGATAAATAGCTACTACAGGCTTATGTTTTGCAGGTTTTATATTTTTTAATTCTTCAGATTGCAACTCTAATATAGATGTATTTTTGATAACAATGTTTGGTACACCGCCACCTTCGAGCATATTTTTAGATGCACAACTAGAAAGTAAAATCACCGATAGGTACAGAAATAGTTGTCTGGCTGCCATCTTCTGATGTAATAGTAAGTGTAATAAGTTCATCTTCCTCTACATTATATTCTATTGTATTTCCTTCTAGCTCCAGTTTACCTGATGTTTGTGGTGTTTCTCCGAATAATTGCTCTACCATTTGCCTAGATAACTGTGCATATATGCGAGACTCTAAGTTTCTAATAAATCTGGCAAGTGTAGTATTATTAGCATCTCTTTCTAAATCATCTTGATATGCTTCTATTTCATCTTTTAATGCTTGCCTTCTGCTCGCTTCTTGCGAGTCAATTGTTAAGTAATGTGAAGAAGTGTTAAGACCTGAAAAACTAGGACTTTTGAATTTAAATAATAGTTCATCTGCATAAGTATAAGAAGTTGTTAATAAAAAAAATAATGATAAATAAACATATATTATTAAAATCCATGCAATACTACTTTTCATTTTCATCCTTTAGTTTATTTTCTTCTTTCAATTCCAACACTGTGTTTACTTTTTGCTGTAACCTTATCATATCTTGATCTAGCAAACGTAACTGATCAGTAAGTCTAATAATAGTTACCTTCATCTCTTGAACAGCAGGATCTATTTTATTAGTAATTGTTTGCCACACAAAATAAACAAAGTAACCTAATCCTGCAACCATAACTATTGGAAAGCCAAAATCTGAAACTAACTTTACAATATCCATCACTTAAACTTCTTTTGTATATACTTTATCCCTGCATAAATTGATAAACCATAAACTGCAAACAAAGTTAACGATCCAAAAACAATTAAATAATCTGATGGATATAAATATATAAGACCAAACAAACCATCTACAACTGCTTCTGCATCGCCTATTGGAGGTAAATTAATCTCGTCTTGCATCTATCTTTCCATCTTCAACAAAATTTTCACTTCTAGCTATTCTTTCTAAATCAGGAGATAAACCCAAAGCACTACTAACGCTTGTATCAATGCGTATCATGTCATTATTCATTGTTGCTGCTCTAGTAATAAGCATTTTAGATATAGCTTGTACTGTTTGTATTTCGCTAACTAAACCATCCATCAACTGTTTCATGATTAAAAATATAAAATAAGCCATAACAAGACCGCCTGCTACAGGCAATCCAAGCTCTGCTATTAATGTAAAACCCTGTTCCATTGTATTTCATCAACATTAAACTCATCTTCATCAATAACCATGTCTAATATTCCAACAACAACGCAACCATAAACTTTTGCTTTAGCTTCTGCTTCATCAAAATTAGAGGCAACAACTGTTGGTCCTTCATAATTTTTATTTTTATGAGTAAACTCTGTTATAAAAACCTTCATTCATCTTTGTCCTTAGTAGTATTAGAAGCTCCAAAATAAAAAGATATAATGGCACTTGCAAGTCCTCCAAGATAACCTAAAACTAAGTTAATTAAAGCTTCGCTGTTTTGCTCTGGAGGCTGCACAGTGATTAAGAAAATGTAACCCATAAATCCACCAACTACAGTTAATCCCATAATTCTAGATGTCCAATCTTTAGAAAACCTTCCTCTTGCATCTTGTATGTCTTTTGTCTGTAATGCGTATAGATCAACTTCTAACTCTTTCATCTTCACTTCAAAGTCTGCATCAATTTTTTTAAGTTCTGCTAGTTGTTCTGGAGTTGCTTGTTGTACAGCCTGTTCTATTTTTTTAGGTGTAGGCTCACAACCTAATGCTTCTGCTACCATATTAGCTGCCATATTACCCATAGGACCGCCTAATGCTGTGCTAATTGTTGGCGCTACTGCACCTATTATGTTTTTAACAAATTTGAACTTCACACTATTTCTCCAATCATATAAATTTACTCAAAATTATACTGCCTACAATAAAAGGATATACACCCCAAATTATTGCTTCAAGTCGTTTAAACCTTTGTGCACCTTCTTCTAACCTTCTTTCAATATATTCATATCGAATAGCGCATTCTTTTTCATGTGCTTCAATCCTAATCAAAGATGCTTCTTTAAATGTAGTTCTTTGCATATTAGGCTTCTCCTTTTTCAAATAATAAAGCTTCAGCTTCTCTTCTACGAGTCAATCCTTCTAATACTTTCCCATTTGCTTTATTCCATCGTTTTATTTGCTCTGGAACATTTTTATACTCTCCAGCATTTAAAACTTTGAGCAGCGTACTTGTTTTTAAGTTGCCAGCACCTAAATTAAATGTCCATGAAACAAGAGCATCAAATTGATTTTGTAATAATGGTACTTCAACTAACCTAGTAACATCATCCTCAAACACTCTTAAATCATCTTTTAAAAGACTTTCTGCTGTATCCTCAGTTATACGCATATTTTCTACAACATCTTTCGTATGACCATATCCTATTGTTAAAACATTAGCTGCACACAAATAAGGCTCTAATCGACAACCTTCAAACTCTTTTATTAAATCTATTCCATTTTGAGATATATTCATTTTATTTTGACCTTTGTTTATCGCTTTTTACTTTACCCACTAAATCAGAATCTTCTGCATCAAACAACTCTAATCTTGATTTCATAAATGATATTTTTTCTCTCTTATCTAAAATCGCTTCATCATAAGAACTTTTTCTAGTATTTCTATCCTGAACACTTAAGCTATTATCTCTTGCCATTCTTCTTCTAGCAGACTTTAAATCATTAATTTCTCGTTCTAGCATTTTTATTGCCATTTCATTTTGCTTAGGATCTATAGCAAAGATGTTTAAACCTACAAACTTTAAAAGTGCTTGATTAATAGTAAGTCTATTTTTATCATTTACTTCACCAGATTCTTGCACTGCACTAATTAGTCTATTTGTTGCGCCATACTCAGTATGTAAAAATGAAGGCAAGAAAAACTGATTCAATGCATATTGAACATAACTAACTACTTTACCATCTTTTTTAAATATACCGGGTATTGAAAGCTCAAAATCTTTATCAGTTTCTATGAATAAAGGCTCACCTTCTCTTGCTATATTCCTTTTTAAAAATGGATCTGTATTAGTAAACAAACCTGATAATGACCATGCAGGACCACCAAATAAACCTACAGTTCTTAAAATTTCTCCTAAATCAAAATCTTCTGCTTGTTGCTCACCTGATATTGTTTTTTTAGCTTTGTAAGCTTGTTCTAAAAGTTGAGTTATAAAACCATGTGGCAGTATATATCCTAAATCAAGAAACTGCATTCTGCCTGCATCATCTCTATAAGGTAAAGGAAAAGTACCAAAGTCATTCGTATAGGATGGTAATAATTGTTTTACTTTTTCATAATCATCATCATCAATATCAAACATATGCATAAATAATTGTGGCAATACATACATCATAGCTGCATATGGTGCTAATCTAAATGGATTATTTAATGCAACATCTATTAATTTAGGAGTTACTTTATACATAAATGTTAAGAAAGGAATACCAATAGGACTTGTTCTTAATCCTCTAACTGTAGGAGATACTAATGAATAATCAAACAATGCATCTTGAGCAATTAAATATGCTTCATCTGCATTTTTATTTTGATTTTCCATCATTTCTATTGCCATAGCAGTTTTACCCATAACTTCTATGTTTTGATATAAAAATGAAGCTTTGTTAGCTAATCTTCTCCATCCTTTCAAATGCAACCAAGAAAGAATACCTAATTCATTTATTGATCTTTCTGTTGTAAATTCTTTAAAATCTTCTGCCCATCTAAACAATTCAGCTTCTGTAAATGAAGTTTCAGCTACACCTCTATCTAACATAGCTTTGTAATGCTTAGAATTAGCCATATCTCCTTTTTTAAAAGCTATTATTTCTTTAACAGCTTTATACATATTAGGAATTATTCTTCTTATAGGCATACCAGAAAGATGCATCAGTATTGCGTTTGACATCGTGTTTCTTGCTATTGTAGGAGGATTCAATGGAACTTTTATTAGTTTCCATGTAGATGTCAATTGTCTAGCTAATTTTCCATATTTTACATAATTGTTATCACCCCAAGCTGTATAGCTTATAGATGATATTATATCTTCATATATACCTGTCCTAACTGCTTTACCTGCCATAAGACCATACAATCTATTATTAGGAACTCTTTTAAATCCTTCAGGAAGTTGTTGTTGTATTGATGGATCTGATTCACTTTGTTCCTGAGTAAATATATCTTCAGGTCTAACATCATATGCCTCTGCATATCTGTCTCTAGCTTCAGTAGCAACAGCCAACATATCATCAGCTTCTTTTAACATTTTTGCTTTTCTTTCAGGCTCTCTATCTAAATACTGTGCTATATCTCTGTATTGTTTTTGTTGTTCATATAGCCAGAAAAAACTAACTTTTTTACCATCATATTCAACATCAGCTAAATCACCATCAAGAGTCCATTGTCTATTTTTTGCTATTGAGTTATAAAACTCTAACATTGCTAAGTCTCTCATTGGTCTTTGTATTGCTCTAGATACCAAAAACTCTGGTGCTAATGCATCTACTACATCATTTAAAGGATCAACTCCATCTCCTTGAGGTTCTTTTTTTCTTTTCTTTGCATAACTTCTAGGATCGCCAGTAGGATTTTTTAATACATGCTGTATATACAGTCTAGGCAAGTAAGACCTTTTATTTATTTCATAAGAACTAGCAGGAATAATATTAGCTTCTACTAATGTTTGTCCTAGTTTTTCTATAATATCTTTAGCATCTAAAGCTGCTTTTGCCATTCTAGGATTTACATCTTTTAATTGTTTATATAAAACCAACT